ACTGATCTCGCCGAGCGTGGCCTTGCGGACGACGTTGACCGGGCCGGTGAGTTCCTGGCCGTTGACCGTCGCCTTCTGGTTGTCCTTGATGAACTCGAACTCCTCGACGCTCGCGCCGACGGAGGCTTGCCAGGGGAAGCCGTTCCGCGAGGACGCGACGACTTCCTTAGCGGCGCTCGTGTCACGCGAGATCACACCCGTGGCGACGAGCTGACCGGCCTCGACACGGATCGCGTCGGTGTGCCCAACGCCCGAGAGCGGGTCGTGCCCGAATCGGATGGGTCGTGCCTGCGACGGGACCGCCAGGCCCGCGAGGTCGATCACGACCGGGTGACGCCAACCCGCGACGCGCATGGCTCCGCCGGTGTACGCGACCATCTTGAACCGGGGCAGCGGCGCACTCTGACCCTCCGCAGCGGCGGTGAACGAGATGTCGGCCGTCGCGGTCAGCGTAAGCGCGGGCAGGATCTTGGCGGATTCAGCGGTGACTGGCACTGGCGGTCTCCTCATCAACTTGATCTGCGGGATCGATGTTCTCGGCGGGCGCATTCGCGGATGGCGCAGCGCTCTGCGCCGTTGCCGGCGCGAGGCCGAGTGCGTTTATGAGCGTGAGTTCTTTGGCACGTTGGCGGAGCTCCTGCTCCCAGTCGCGGCCTTGCCGGGCGAACTCCGCAGCAAGCGTGGTCGTGTGGTTGGCCAGACGGGTCGCCTGCGCGTTGGCTTCCTTGGCGGGATCAACGTGCTCGACGCCATCCCAGAACCACGCGTGCTCCGGGAGCGTGCGTGCGATCGTGCGGAGCGACTGCGGGAGCAGCCCCTCGACGAGCACCGCCTCGTTGAGCCATGCCTTCAAGATGCGATCGAGCACGGCGAGCTGAAGGTGGTGCTGCTCGACACGGATGCTCTTGTAATACACCTGGTGATCCAGGCGACCGCTGGCGTAGTTGTACCCGGAGGAGTTGCCAGCCGCGACGTTGAACGGCATGTTCAGGCAGCGGGCGATCTCGTTGAGGATCTCGCGCTTGAACTCGCCGAACGTCGTGGTCGGCTGCTCCGCATGAACCTGTCCGAGCTTCCAGCCGCCGGGGAGGACGGTCGCCAGACGCTGCTCGAGTTCGACTTCGTCCATCGGCTCAAGCGGATCCGCCTCGCCGTTGGCGGGGCTGTCGGTGTAGATGACGGCGGCGAAGTTGGCGGCGGTCTCGGCGGCCGCGATGGTCGCCAGCGTGTATCGGCGGAGCTGCGCAAAGAGCGGCAGCGCCGGCGTGATGTCGGGGATGCCGCGGAGTTGGCCGGGCCGATCGGCGCGGAAGTAGTGCACGACCGAAGCGGCGGGCAGCGTGTCGTAGGCGAACAGGTCGTCGATCGGAGCGTTCAGCGCGCGAAGGAAACCGCTGTCGCCGGGGTGGCGCTTGAGCACGCGATAGGCCGAAGGGTTGCCCCACTGGTCCAGAAGGATGCCGTCGATCTCATCGGTGCGGCCACGCTGGAGCAGGGGCGTGCAGACCTGATCGGCCTCGATGAGCTTGAGATCCAGCGATACAGGCGACGCCACGCCGGGGTTGTTCACCAGCAACGCGAACGCCTCGCCGCTCTCGGCGCGGGCCAGCCGCATGGTGCGGAGCTTGCCGGGGAGGTCGACCGCCCGCGACCACTGTTCGAACGCCTCCTCGATGCGGGCGTTCGCCTCGGCGTCGTCGGTCAGCATCTGCAGCCGGGGACCGGTGCCGATGGTGTCGTTGGCGAGCGTGAGGACGATGCCCTTGGCATACGAGTTGTTGGCAACCTCGTAGCGAGCGCGGTTGCGGAGAACGCGACGGACCTCGGGGTTGATGGCAGCGTTGGGCGAAAGGCCGTCCGCGTTCGCCCAGTGCTTGCGGTTCTCCGGCGTGGTCTTGGCCGAGTCGAACTTGGCAACGACAAGGCGACGGGCTCCGCTCCCTGCACGCGGCTCGCGTCCATGCGAGCCTTGCGCAGGTGCGGAGGAGGGGGGGAGATCGCTGGGAGTGATTCCCCGCGTTGCCCGGCTCATGATGTTGGCAATGGCTTTCAGCATGGACAGGTCAGACAGAACCGGGCGGGACGATCTTGGCGAACTTGATGCCGAGGCCGGGCTTCCTCGCGGCGGCCTTGGACGCGAGGTAGCGGTCGGCCTCGATCTGGTCCTTCAGCGGATGCTGCTCGACGGACTGGCCGTCCACCGACGCCTTGGCAGGCTGCGACGCGGCGTCGCGGAGGGCCTGGTCGGGATCAGGAGATGGTGGGGCGTCGGGCACAGCGGTCTCCTCGTCTCGAAACGACGAGACGTCTCCCGGCTACATACGCCGTCGCTGGAGCCGCTGTCCGCTTTGCGCAGCGCTTGGGTCAAGTCATTCGATAGATCGAACGGGCTACGCCTGGGCTTCCCTGGTCGAGACACGCCGCCCGCAGTGCCGGCACTCCCGCCGGCGCACAATCGCACCGGCAATCCGCTTGAGGTAGAGCACTCGGAAGTGCTGGCATCCACAGCCACGACACACCAGCCCGAGGGGCTGGTCCTTCTCCGTCGGGACGACTCGCCGCACGCGTGGCATCAGCGACGGTCTCCTCGGATGGCCGACAGTCGAATGCGTGGCCGGTTTGGCACTCGGGCATCAGTGCCAAACAGCACCGCGCCCTGCATGGACGCGGCGACCGCAGCGCCGACTAACCCGTCGAGCCAGTGGTTGTCGAGCCCTTCGACACGGAGCTTCCACTCGTCCACAGTGCGGCCCCGGCCCTCCGTCCGCACGCGGTACTCGCTGGTGAGGTGCTCCGACAACAGACGGTGTGTCTCGGGCTTCTGGCCGAACAGAGAGAGCCCGCCGGGATCGCCCATGGGCACCGCGAGACGGGCGTGCACGAATGACTTCCAGTAGTTGGTGTCGAACAGGATGTGCCGCACCGCCCGCTTTCCGGTCACAATCGGCACGCGCCAGTTCAGCCCGACCCGCTCGCCGCGTTTGCGCTTGTAGTCGCTGAAGGGGAGGCTGCTCGCGCCGACATACCTGCCGTGGCTGGGCGTGAGCACGCTCGCGTGCGGGCTCTGGCGACAGAACTGATAGACCACGTCCGTCGACGAGCCCCAGTTGGCGTCGATCAGGCATCGGTCGATCCGCACCATCGCGCCGTCGTCGCGCCGCCATTCGCGAGCAACAGTCGCCTCGATGAGCCGCTCGAGGCCACCGTAGATCGCGCCTTCAACGCCAGCGCGTGGCGAAGCGGCCCCGAGCGTCCGGCGCACATCCCGAAGCGTGAAGTACGCCTGCTTCTGGTCCGGCTCGGTGCCATAGTCGATGATGTGCCCCGTGAAGTCGTCTTCCCAGGCGGCTACGAGGTAGAACAGTGCCTTGCCCTGCACGTCCACGAACATCGTCAGGTGCGAGCACCCGAGTGGGACAAGCCCGCGGGCGTGCCCGTTCACCTTCGCTGCGATCTGGTCGGCGCTCAAAAGGTCGTCGGCGACTTCGACCTCTGGCAGCGGCTCGTTCTGGTACTCGGCGAAGAATGCGGCCTCGTTCTGCAGCCGCAGGTTCATGGCGTGCTGCACCGCCGACAACTCGTCGTGGTTGAACCGCTCCGGCCAGGCGATGACCGCTCCCTCATCCATCGCCGTCCGGTGCTTGCCGTAGAACGCCGTGGCATCAATGCACCCGCGATCGGCGCGAAGCCCCTCGGCGCGCACGCGGGCGTACTCGGCCCAGAGCTTCTCGTTCTTGGGGAACGAATAGACCATCTTGGTCCGCTCGCCCTGCCACTGCGGGTGCTTGTCGCGGTCGAGAATGCGGTCCGCCAGATCTTCGGGGCGGACCACCGTTAGCGTCATCAGGCCGGCGATCTTCCGTCCGGGCCCGGCCATGCCCAGGATCGCGCCCGCGAGAATGCGCTCTCGGTTGGCGCACTGCGAAGGAGAGCGGGCGCTCTCGTCGGTCTGCGGGTCGTCGATCAGTACGAGCGACGGGCGGACGCTCACACCGTCGACACGCTTGTGCTTCATGCCACGGATGCGGCCCGTGATCCCCGCGACACGAATGATCGCGCCCGATGCCGCGGAGCCCGGAATCGTGGGCAGCACGATCTCCCGGGCGGTCCAACCGATGTGGGTCTGCTTGCCCTGGTAGAGCTGCCCTGACGCTCGCTGGTGAATGCCCTCGAGCGAACGGATCGGATGGCAGACCTCCGGGAAGTCGCCGCCGAGGATCTCGCTGTTCTCCAGCTCCGCCTTGATCGAATCGAGCATCCCGGCCGCGTGCTCTTCGTCCGACCCCACGAGCGCCACGAACTCCCGGTGCCCGTACACCAACGCCCACAGACACGCGATCTCGCAGAGCGAGGTCTTGCCTGAGCCGCGCGGCATCGCCATCGCAAACAGCCCGCCCTCGAGCACCGCCTGTTCGATCTTGGCGATGACCTTGAGATGGTCATGCGACCACTTCAGGTGAAACGTCTGCGGGAAGTACGCCTCGCAGAAGTACCGGAAGTCCCGCGCGGCTCGATCTCGCCTGGCCGGGTCCGCAACCGACGGCAGATCACCAATGTCCCGTCCCGACAGCGACAGCATCGCGTTGCGGAGCCGGGCACGCTCCTTCATCGCGTCGTAACCCGTCAGACCTTCGGGCGCATTGGCAGCATCGGCGATCGCCTCGTGCCGTGTGGTCGCCAGCCACGCCACGTATCGGAACAGATCAACCTTGCCCGCATCGCCGTCGGCCGCGACGCGGAACCCGGCGCGCGTGCGATGCCGGTGGAGCTGCCGCTCGCTGATCACCTCGCCCAGCGTCGTGCTGTTGAGCAGCCGCGCGAGTTCGCCGGGCTTGAGTTTGCGCGGGTCAATCGCCACCTGCGGACATCTCCTTCACGAGCCAGGCGGCGTAATGCACGAGGTTCACGCTCCCGTCCGGTCCTTCCACGGCCCCGGCTGCGAGCGCCTTCACGCCCGACGGGTAGAACGACACCTCGATGCTGCTGTCGAGGGCGTCGAAGACGACCTTGTTGATCAGCAACTGGAGCATCCGGACCTGTTCTCGGGGCGCGAGCGCGGTCCAGACGTTGTCGAAGTCGGCAAACGCCGCGTGGAGGTCTTCGGCTGAGAGCACTTCCGCTCGGTGGCGTTCTACGGCGGCCCCAATCTCGCTGGCCCGCCGCTCCGCCTCGCGGATCTGGTCGTTGAGGTCGGTGATGCGGCCCGCGGACGCGGAGGACGCTGGCTCGGTGGTTGCCAGGCGGCGGATCTCGGCGTGATTGCGCCCCAGACCACGGTTGACGATGCGCAGCTCGGCGTCCAACTGCTCGATGGCCGCGTCCGCTTGAGCCCGCGATGCCGAGAGCGTCTCCTCCAGAACGCTTTGGTCCTGGCCGACACACCGGATCTGTTCGACGACTGCCTTCTCGATCTCAAGGGCGGGCAGCGAACCACTCTGGCAACGAGCGCGGCCCTTCTTGATGGCGTTGCAGCAGACGTAATACCGATACGCCTTGTTCCCACGCCGGGTGAAGGTGTGAACCATCGCGCTGCCGCACCCCTTGCAGTACAGCAGCTTGCGCAGGAGCGCCCCGAACTGGTTCCGCAGTTCGTTGCCGCGGGTCCGTGAATTCTTCTGCATCAGCACGTGAGCACGCCGGAACGTCTCCTCCTCAACTATGGCCTCGTGCTGCCCCTGGTACGTCTCGCCCTTGTGGACCACCTTGCCCATGTAGATCGGATTCGTCAGCGTGCAGTACACCGAATGCCGGTCCCATTCCACGCCTCCGCGAACCACGCCCGCCTTCGTTCGCCACGATTTGGTCTTCCAGCCGCGTTTGCAGAGATCTTCACCGACCGACAGCAACGACCCGAGTTCGAGGTACCGCTCAAAGATGTGGCGAACCCGCGACGCCTCAGCCGGGTTGACGACGAGGCGTGGGCTTCCGTTCGAGCGGTCGACGTCGTACCCGAACGGCGGCGGACCGCCGCCCCATTTGCCCCGCTTCTTCGCCGCCGCGATCTTGTCCCGGATTCGCTCGCCGATGATCTCACGCTCGAACTGGGCGAACGACAGGAGGATGTTGAGCGTGAGCCGGCCCATCGAATGGGTCGTGTTGAAGTGCTGGGTAACCGAGACGAACGAAACCTTGTGGCGATCAAAGACCTCCATGAGGCGCGCGAAGTCCATCAGCGACCGGGACAGACGGTCCACCTTGTAGACCACCACGCAGTCGATTTTGCCCGCCTCGATGTCGGCCATCAGGCTCTTGAGGCCGGGCCGATCGACGTTGCCGCCGGAGAATCCGCCGTCGTCGTATCGATCAGGAAGCGCTGACCATCCCTCGTTTCGCTGGCTGGCGACGTACGCCTCCGCCGCCTCACGCTGGGCGTCGAGGGAGTTGAACTCCTGCTTGAGCCCCTCCTCGCTCGACTTTCGGGTGTAGATCGCGCAGCGACATTGCGGAGGCGGAGTGGCGGCGTGCTTTCCGTTCTGGGTGCCTCTGCTCATCGACGGCCCTCCAGGTTGAAGAACCGGAATCCGTTGATGTGCGACCCAGTGACCGCCTTGGCGATCGCCGACAGGGAGCGGTAGCGCTCACCCTCGAACTCGAGCCCGTCCGCCAGCACCACGACCCGCACCATCCGGCCCCGGTAGTCCCGGACGATCGCCGCTCCCGCGGGTGGTAGCCGTGGGTCCGCCGTGGCGGCGAGGGCGACCTTCTTGGCGTCCTTGGGGGCCTCCCCGAGCGTCGCCCACTTGGGCGGCGTACGCCGCACGTCGGTCGGGTTGGCGAGTTGGGCCGCTCGGACACGGGCTCGTTCGGACAAGCCACCTTCGGCGTTGGCCTGGATGCGCCACGCGATGCGGCGGACGAGGTAGATGCGATGGCGGCTCTGAATCCGCTCGCCGAAGAGCTCGGCGTAGCGATCGTGCAGTTCGCCGATCGTCATCTTCTCCAGCGCCGCGAGGTCCTTCGAAACGGTTGTCGTCAT